TTGAACTAAAAATATGTCGATAAAACTATTAGATGAATTCTTAAAAAAACACAATAAAACGAGGTATCAGTTAAGCAAACTGACTGGTATCTCACAAAACACTTTAAAAGACCAGAACGAAAAACCGTTAAATAAATATACTGTTTCAATACTACGCTCGCTATCGTTGATTTCGGGTTTATCTGTATCAGATGTTTTGTTTGAATTAGAAGACATAGAAAAAAATTCTGACGATCTTGCAGGATTTAAACACCTGTTAGACAAGTACAAACTCTCATTTCCTGCACAAGAATTCGAATTATACTGCTTAATCAAAGAGTTTGAGTCTGCTAATATTGAAGTACTTCCTTTTACGTTCAATAGATTTGAAAACGAAGAACATGTAAATATAGAAAAAGATGTTTGTAAAGCGTTAGAAAATGCTATCACCGTGTTAAAAGAGAAGAAAAATGAGTTACTTTGATAAGTTTAAAAGGAAGTGACACTAGTGAACAATCATGTTATAGATTTGACAAATAAGAAATTTGGAAGATTAACAGTTAAAGAGTTTGTTCGTTCTGAAAATGGGAATGCGGTTTGGGAATGTGTTTGTGTATGCGGCAATGAAAAAGAAGTATTAGCTCAACATTTAAAACGAGGTCATGTTCAATCTTGCGGTTGTTTAGCTAAAGAAAATGGGCGTGAATATGCTGAAAAAAATTTAAGGACAGAAACAGCACAGAAAAACGCCCTTAAAAGAAAACTAGAAGTAGACGCAGTCGATGGCACTATGAAATCAGCTTTAACTAGAAGACTATCAGCAAGAAACAAGAGTGGGATAAAAGGCGTGCGTTGGGATGAGAAAAGAAATAAATGGGAAGCTTCTATTACCTTTCAAAAAAAATTACATTTTTTAGGCAGATTTGAAAAGAAAGATGATGCCATAAAAGCACGTAGAGATGCGGAAGATAAATACTTTAAACCGATTTTAGATAAAATGAATTGATATAACAATTACGCTAAGCTTATGTTTAGCGTGTTTTTTTGCATAAAAAAAGCCCTAATGTTTATATAATAGGGCTTTATATCGTATCCGATATAATTATATCTACAATCTTACCTCTTTTTGAGAGAATGTATGGCTCTTTGGTAGTTTTTTTTACATGTAATGTACAAAGTCTATATGTATTATTATTTCGTGTTTTCTGCGCTCCCAAGACAATGCACTTGTCTCGATCTTTTCGGTAAAAAACTAAATCTAGTTTCATATAATCCCCTTGATTATCAATAGGGTTTACCTTTACACATATTTGTATGCTTTTGTGGATGAAAACGTCATGTAAAAAATAATAACTTTTCACCCTATCTGATATCTTTTCATAATCTTTATGTACCATAATACTATTTAACGTAATTTTATTATTTCTAATTTCTGTGAGGATTGCGGTTGCGGTTTTTCTTTTTACTACTTTGTTAATACCTAATAAATGAGGCAAATTATCATCATATAATGAGATAACTATTTGCCCTATTCCTTTTGTTGTAAGAATAATGCTTTTACCATGAAATTTCTCAGTAAAATCGTTTAATAGTGTTAATAACTCAAATCTATATTCCGCTGATGCTTCATCCACTAAGCACTCATCCCGTCTGTATAAAAATAAAGTGCTCCGTCATAAAACGGAGCATAATAAAATAAGGGATGGATTGGGATGCGTCTCCCATCGGGACCAACGGTAAGTTATAAACCCACTTCCTGGGGCATATAGCACCCTGCTACTATACGTCGTGCGAACACGATTAAATGACCCTACGAAAAGAATATTAAATATGGGAAGACAAGGCAAGAGACATAAATAAAGCCTATCTTCCTAATTATCATAACCAATCACACAACCAAAGTAAATAACTTTGCACAAAGCTAAACAAATAGTGTTACATTCGACACTATAATACACAACATATAGTTTAATAAAAAACGAATCAGCTTAAGTACAAGGAGATTGAACTTCCAAATTCTATATATTGTGTTTATGTCACACAATATGAGTTAATTATTGCTTAAAAACACTTCTTTGAAATGAATGTAGCAGTTTAAAAAGCCCCCGCGAAAGCGAGGGCTTTAAACTAAATCTTTTTAACAAACTTCGTGTTAGCAGTGAGATAGTAACCAGATTTCGTTTTCAAGCGAGGTGTCCCGCCTTTAGTTTTCCCCATCCCTGAAATCGTGAAGACTGTGCCTGGCGGATATGTGCCACCGGTTTTATGCTTTTCAGTGAAGTCTACTGAATTGTATAGATCACATTGTACTAGTGTTTTAACTTTTCGCGGATTTTTTGTGTAGTATGTGTTTTTGCTTGCTGGTGTGTGTGGTTTTCCTGCTTTTAACTTCGCTAATAATGTTGTGTTCTGCGTTGCTGTTCCACTGTAATTTTTAATTCCGTAACTTGTCGCTAGTTTTTTGCGATTCGCAAAGCTTGAATCTAGTTTGTTTAAATTCATATAATCTACTAATCCTAGACTGTTCGTGTTCGCATTTGCGCTCGGTTTAGAAGAATTACTAGTACTAGCTCCTTTTCCAAAAGTATCAGTTCCATAACCTTTAAAATTAAATTGAAGGTGCGGATTGTCTACAAATCCAGACCAATCACCACCCCACTCAAAACCTAAAGATTTTGCCTTTGCCACAAATTTCTTGCCTTTGTCTGAACGATAAGCACCCCAATCGACCGTTTTACCTTTCGCCATGACGAAATCTAGCGCTTGTCCTACTAAATGATAAGAGCGCATTGTTTGAGACGCTCCGCTAGCAACATTTGCGGCTTGTTGTTCTTTCGTTCTAATTGTTTCGTAGATTAACACTTCAATCCCGTTGCTTTCAGACCAATCTAGCAATTTTCTAGCTGCCGCTTTCGTATTGTCTGCTAACTTATTTACATTTGCCAAACTTCTACTATAATAATAACTTGTCATTATTTATCATCCTCTCCATATTTTTTGCTTCGATTAGTAAATTGTTCAAATAATCCAGTACCGCCAGCTCCTGCTAATGCGCCTGCCCAAATCATCGTTGCAAGCGATCCAGAGCCGTCCAAAAACGTTGCTAATGCGCCCAGAATAGCACCAATAAGTATGCTAACAGTCGGAAGCCACTTAGGCGGGACTAACTCCGTTTTCTTAATCGCCTGAACAAAAACAGGTGTTACAACTACTAAAAATGTCATGTAAACTAGTAACTCTTTTCCAAACTCCATTTCTATCATCCTTTACTTCGTAATTTTGTGTTCTAGCAAATCTACCTTATGCGCTAACTTACCAACGGATTTTGACAGGCTGTCAATTGATTGTTGTTGCTGTTTCATCATGTCATTTTGCCTATCCATCAATCGCTGTTGTTCGTTCATCGTACTTATAAATTTATCTCTCTCTTCTTTCGATTCCTTATTACGCTTCTCTCGTTCTTCCTCCACTTTTTCGCGTTCTTCTTTCATTTCTATTCTTACAATTTTTGAATCATCCCAAATTCTTTTTGTGATAATTAGTAAGATTATAAAAAGCGCTACAAAGAGCGCCGCGAAAAACATTTCTTTCGCTAAAGCATAATCAAAAACTTTTGTTAGCCCATCATACATTTTCATCATCCCCCATAAAAAAAATAAGCCTATTCGGCTTCTATTTCTTCTGACTGTATTTGTTGTTGTTCTTGTTTTAACTCATCCACTTTTGCTTTTACCTGACCTCGCAAATTCGCAGGAACTTCTTCAATAGTTTTTCGATTATTCATCACTAAATTCACATAAATTGGTATCATATAAGCCATGTCATCACCCTAAATTACTTTCAAATAGTGCGGCTAAAGCCTCTTGGGTGAGTAGTAATTCCTCTCTTAATTTTTCTATTTCAGTTTTTTCTGCTGGTATGATTGGATTTTCTGATTCCCATCTTTTCTTGTCTTCTTTCCAAATACTTCCATCCCAGCTTGGATAATACATTGCTCTTGCTATGCCGTTTTCGATTATTGAAGGTTCAATATTTGTAGAATTTTTCGGTTGATTGATTAAACCTTTTTCATCTTCAAACACAAGTATTGTTTCGAGATAATCGCCATTTTCATCATATGTGTAAAACTGTTTATAGTTCATGTTTACTCCTCCTAGTTCCCGACTTCATAGCTAATACCAGAAAGACTTATATAGCTAGGATTAGCATTATCCGTTGATGATACTTGTAACATTTTTCCGTCAACGGGAATAGCAATACGTCCTCCGTTACCATTGTTTGATGCGACAGCAAAATATTCAGTGACCACGGTTCTTGTTCCCGCTGGCATTGTCCCAACCGTACTATTTGCGGTACTGGAAAACGTTCCAGCTATAGCACCTCTAAATTCAGCAAAAGTTTTCAAACCGGTAGAAGTTTGTTTTGCTACAAGTCGATATTGAGGTGTATTACTGTCACCAGTTGAGTAACCAGCGGCAAGGGGTACATTTATCCACGCTCCGTAACTATCCATCTTGCTATCTGTATATGCTTTTGCAGAGTTTAATGCACTATCCGCTTTTGCTTGTGATCCCGCGGTATTTTCTTTTGTATTCCAATTCGTTTTATCAGTCATCGTCACATGAATGTTTGTGTTGTTTATATGATTTTCAAAATCTGCTTTTTGGGGAAATTGGTCTGGATTAAGACTATCGAATGTGTTTTTTAATTCAGTAGCTTGTCCTTGCAAATCATCAATTTCATTTTGAAGAATTTCCACTTTTTCGTTAAATATTTTCTCGTAATCATCCCATTTTTCAACATAATAGGTAGCAACGGGCAAAAAATTATCATCAATCATCGCTTTTTCAATAACAAAACTAAAACGATTGATTTGCATTGTTTGATTTGGATATTTAACGTACAATTCTGCATTAGCTTGTCCGTCGTGACTTATTTGCTCATCAGTCAATGAGTATTCAAAAACGCCTCCTGTTCTGTTAATTATTTCTGGATTAACAATGTAGCTACTTTCGTATTTTTTGCCAACAGACAATACCATAGCAAGCGTTACCTCTGCCGCGCTTGAAAGTGGTAAATTGTTATCATCTTTTTTTGCAGTAAACTTTAATCGCGCAGTCCCTCCTGAGTCTTGCGTACTAAACCTTATCTGAGGAACATTAGCTTTAGCGTTCTGTGCACTAACAGAAAAATCAAGAATAGCTGATTTAAAGATTTGATTTGTCATTAGAATATCTGACCTCCCGCTTGTTTCAATTCTGCGGTAGTAGCGTTTAAAACTGGCGTACCAGACTTAACCAAAATGCCTCCGCTAGCAGCTTTTAAGCCGACATTCGAAGTTGCTTCGCATGTATTTGTTGATGCAAATAAAGCATGTCCCATGTACTCGGACGACATAATAATGTTTTGATTTTTAAAATAGTTGCTATAACAGTTACCTCGAGATTGATTGTATTGCACAGTTGTAATATTAGTTGCTTTCAAATTAGTGTCAAATCGGCATTTAGTAACTGTGCCGTACCAGCACCTTGCAAACTGAATTACCGTAGAATTATTATTCACTGCCGTACTCATAGAATTAAGTCCTTGTACCACGCACTGAAACATGATGCCAGAAAACAGAATACTTTTAACAAAAAAACCTGTTTGTCCAGTTGTCGGGTCGATTGTTGCTAAATTTGTAGGCTGGATATAAAAGCATTCTGCGCCGCTGAACGACTGTACTACTACATCTTCGTTATATTGCCCCGGCTCACAAAAGATATAAATAAAGCCTCCTACTTTTACTTTCGGAACCATATTTACAGCTTTTTGAATCGTCTTGAATGGTGCATCAATAGCTCCTGTTCCTGTTACATCATTTCCGTTTGTTGAACTAACATAATACTCAATATTTGATGCAGAATTACCGTACAATTCATCTAGTTTACTTTTTAATACTTTATTTTCTTCGTTTACTGTTTGAAGTAGCGCATTTGATTCAGCTAAATCACTTGCAATTGCTGAATAGTCACCATTTAGCCGCGAGTTTAAAGTGCTGTAGACTTGACCGTTTTTGCTAGTTCTAGCATCTACTACTTCAGTAATATTATTTCCGCCAGCTTCTAAAACAACATTATCAATTCTGTTATTAGTTGCATTTATATCTACATCTTTTGCTAATGAATCTTTTTCTAATTTTTCCATATTAGCATTAAACTGCTGATACTTATTAGAATCAAAAAGTGTATTTCCCCATTTATCAAGATTTAACATCTATTTCGCTCCTTTCAATACTTTTGCTAATTGGGCCATTATTGATACTATCGACTTTTTATTATTTGAAAGTGTAATTTCTGGCGCTTTTATTGTGAATGGGTATTTTTTATATGCAACTATCTGCACATCATAATCAATGCCAAGCGGTTCATAAATAAATAGAACATAATCACCTTTTTCACACTCATAATCATTCTTCAATATCACGCTTCCCGTTGTTGCTGGATAGTCTTGTAATTCAAGCTTTAAGCGCCTTTGCATGTTACCTGCAACAGTATATCGTTCATCTGAAACGGGTTCTTGCCAACGAATGCCCCATTTTTCTACTTCCGGGCTAGTGTATGTGATTGGGGAAAAATAGTTATTTCCGTTACTATCAACTTTTCCATATCCTTTAATCTTCGTTTTTAACGAAAGAGTATCAATATCAAAACTTGCTTCGTCTGTATTGTATTTATATCTGATAAAATTTTCCGTCTTAGCACCATAAATTTCACGTGGTTTAAATACTAAGTGTCGGTTATCTGGAATAACGACTACTCCATAATCATCCAATAATTGATCAATAAGTGTTAAGTAGTTGTTATTTCCAAAGTTTTCTTGTTGAACTTTTTCTAGTATATTGGAAGGGTCTATTATCTCCCATGAAAAGCCTCTGTTATCAGTTTTAAAGATATGAGTTAAGCATTGTTCTAAAGTAAAAGAACCTGTTATAGCGTCGTCTTGCCGTCCATCCTGACATGTATAATAAATGTGAGGCGCTCTAATATCCTTCGATAGCGTTTTTCCAACGGCGTCATGACTTAATTGTTTTACAACAAACTCTTGACCTCTAAAATAAACAGAGCTTTCATAATCTAAAAAAGAGTAGCAGTGAGCGTTTTTGGGAGTTTGCGCTACCTTAAACTCAATGCTCCACATCTCGTTTTCTGTCCAACTTTCGCAAAAACTATCTTTATCGAAATCTGTTAATATTTCTTCGTTATTCTTCCAAAAATCAGCAACTATAATATCACTATTCATATATTCACCTACTTGTACAAAAAGGAGAAATCCCACTTCGTATCTAAATGACTAGTATTGCTAATCTCGATAAGATTCTCTCCTTTTTTCAAACTTATTAACCCGTGATTCGTGTTACGACCGCAGGGATTTCCGTTTATTCTAGGTGTAGCGCAATCAATAATTAATGTGTCTGTTGTACTTAACGATGGATAATAGATAAATCTATCGCCTGTCGTAATATTATTAATTGTTAATTCTCCTTCATTCTGACCACGCAAAGTAATTGCTAAATAATGTTCGCGCGGGTCTATGTCAAAACTACCGCCATTATAAATGATGAAACGACTTTTAGTGTGAGTATATCTATAATCCTCCATTGCTAGACCTTGCCCGAACTGCCATTTATCGCAATCAATTTCAGAATCGCTAAGCGTAGAACTTAGCGATTCTGAATAACCTCGAAACACATCGAATTCAAGTGTCAAATCTGCGTATCCCGGCGCTTTGCGGTCAATACCAACGCCACTCGGATGTACTCTATATTTTTTGCCAGGCGTTTTAGAATGAACTAAAAAGTATTCTTTTCTCTGATAAATAAGTTCCAATAACTCATCTAGTTTAACGTGATATAAGTCTGCTGATTCTGTTCTAAAATGGCACAAAATCGAGATAGGAAACATGCTAAAGTTACTATCTGTCGTTCTAGCGCCGTCAGAACCAGCGAATTCAGTATAATTATTAACTATTTGCGGCGGTTCTCTGCTCACTTCTCCTACCTCTAAATCGAATAATTCATTAAGCATATATGTTTTACCTTCAATTACTAATGCCAGCGATGTAGCCATGTTATAGCCCCTTTCCGTAAAATGCTAGTGATGTAGAACTTCCTAAGTGATTGTTTGTATTATCTGCAATATCTTTTCCATCGACATTAAAAATAATAGGTCTATCGCCAGATTGCTGAATGGCTTTGATTAAATCAGCGTTGCTTGACTCTTTTGTCTTGTTGTCAATAATCGTCTTAACTGTAATAGTTCTGTTTAAATCAACGCTTTTTAGGCCCAGCGCTTTTTCGGCTGAAATTTTCGGCAGATTAATAGTCGGAACGGTCATATTAGAAGCGGCGTTTACTACTTTATCAACCATTTTGTTAGTTGATTGAACAGCGCCTTTAGCGCCAGCTAAGACTCCATTTCCAAGGCCTCCCGTGAAGAATTTTCCGAGTTCGATGGCCACACGTGAAGGAGAATGAATTTTAAGCGCCTTTTTCACTGAATTAGTGATTGTGTTAGCAATGCTCTTAGCTGCTTTTTCAAGTTGTTTTTTCTGACTGTTTAGTCCGTTTATTAAACCTTTTGCTGCGTTAATACCAGCAGAATACATTGCATTAGCCGCTGTATTTCCCATCGCCTTAGATGCTGAATTGATTTGATTCTGCGTGCTGTTAATCGCTTTGATAGTCTTAGCGTCAGACTTAGCAAGAGCTTGCGCATAAGATGAACCATTCTCTACTCCCGATTCCAAAATGTCGTTTATAATGTCTTTGCTAACACCTTTTTTACGCAATTTTTCAACATTTGCTTGAAAAGCTTTAATTTCTTTTAAGCGTTTCTGCATTTCTGCTTGGATTGATTTTGGATTTTCTGGGTCTACATTGCTAATAGATCCATAACTTTGCATTTTTTCAGTAATTGAAGCTGCATACTCTTTACTCTGCTTCGTCAAGTCCGCCATTTTAGTATTAGCAGCTTTTAATTGAGCGACTACTTTATCACGTTTCTTAGCTGTCGCTGCTAATCTGTTTGTTTGTTGAACAATGTAACCTTCAATACTATTCAGGGCCTTAGCTTGTTTGAGTTGGCCACTGCTCTTATTCTTAGAATGCAATCCCGCGTCAATCGCTGAGGATATTTTGTCTTTCAGCGTACTAGACAGCTTCTTGATTTGCGATTCAGTTCCTAGCGCGCTTGCTACAAGATTATTTGCCGCTTTCGTCACTGCTTTATTTTTGTCTGCGATACCTAGAGAATAACCAGTTCCGAAGTCTCCACCTAGTTTTTTCGACTCTTTCGAAGGTGAATGCGAGTCTTGTTTTTTCTGAACTGCCGCTAGTGCTTTATTTGCCAAAGAAGCAGCCGCTCTACCAACCGCGCCCATACCACTCAAAATGCCGTTTACGTATCCAGAAGCAAAATCAGAACCAACTCCACTAGAATCAACCGAACCAGCACCAGATTTAGCAGAATTCCCCACGCTTGACCCAGCTGAATAAGCGCCGCCTTTTCCTCCCATAACTCCATTGTTAAAGCCTGCGCTGTCTTTTGAACCAACTGCTTTGAATGCGTTCGGGTCTGTCGCGCCTTCTTTTGCTTTATTTTTAACTGCTGAACCAGCTGATTTAGCAGCGCCTTCCTTACCTTTTACACCGTCCGCAAAGTTCTGTCCGCCAGTTTGACCTTTTGTTTTCATTTCCGAGTCAATAGAGTCAGTGCCCATTTTTACGCCATCAACTAAATATTTGCCAGCTCCCTGAAAGTCACCAGATTTGATAGCTGTTAAAAATTGATTTTTCCCACTTTCTCCATTCAAAAACATACCGTTTGGCAAGCTAGAAATAGTACTTAGAACATCATTATTAATATTTAAAGCTGCTGTAGTATAATCACCGCTTTGAAGCGCTGTGACAAAAGCTTGTACTCCTTCTCCGCCACGCTGACCCATTATGCCAGCTAATCCTGCTAACGTATTATCAATTGATGTGCTTGTAGAAACAAAGTTTTGCCATAAAGCGGATAACTGTTCATCACTAATATTTCCAAGCTGAGACAAACCGTTTGCGAATGTTTGTGCGTTTAAAGTTCCGCCATTCGCAATAATTGAGTTCATTTCAGATGCCCAATTTTTAAGGTTAGTAGACAATGTTTGATTTTTCTTTGTTTGTTCGTCGATTTGGATTTGATAGTTCGCTTTTTCGGTTTCAGTTGAAGCGTCCGCTTTTTTCTTTTTCAAATCAGCAAGCGATTTCTCGCCAGTTTCAACAGCTTTTTTCTTTTCTTCATATAAGCTCTTTTGAACTTCTAAGCTCGTATTTCTTTCCTTTTCATTTAAGCTTTTACCTTGTTCTAGTCGTAGTAAATTTGCTTCAACATATAGCTGATTTTGTTTCGCTAATTCTGTTTGAATATCAGTAGTTTGTTGTTGTAAAAACTTCTTCTGCTGAGCTGTTAACTCTTGCCCATCGGCCCAACGATTTGTTTTTAGCATATTTGAATAATCACTTTGCAAAGTTAGTAATGTGCTATTATTCTTTGTTGTTTCGTCTACTAAAGTCTTATTTGCATCTGCTATAGCTTTTTTACGCTTATCTCCTTCTAGGCTTTGCGCCTTTTCCATAGCAGCAGTATAAGCATCTTGTGACTTTTTAGCTGATTCTTGATACTGACTGTATAGCTCTTTAGCAGAATTCAAGAACGACTTAGTTTTCTCGCTAAGTTTATTGCCGTACTGATCTACTCCACCGCTTAACATCGTATCTATTGCTTGATTTGACTTCGAAACTGTTGTTTCTGTTTGCTTAGCAGTAGATTCAACTAGTTTTAATGTGTCTTTTATTTTTTTACCTGATGTTTCTGTTTTCTTCGCTGTTTTTTCGGCTTCTCCACCCATTTGTTTGAAGGCTTCAACAGTACCAGTTAATGCATAATTATCTTTATTAAAAGCATCTTTAATAGCTGAGCCAGCATCGACAAAGGCATCTTTGGACTGTTCTAAGCTTTTCTTAGCACCTTTTAAATCACCTTGTAGCACTTGAAATGCCGCTTTAATAGCATAGTAAAGTCCCTGTAACGCTTTAATAGCTACTAACACTATTCGTGCTAGCACTTGAATAACATCAACTACAGCAGCTAAAGCAAAACCAAGTACAACCCACGCCCTCACGCCGATATATTTCAATATGCCTTTAAACCCGCTTCCGACGGGTTTTAGGGCTGATACTATTTGTTTGAAAACATCTATTATCTTGCCGAATGAGTTTTTCACCGCTTCCCACATGCCAGATAGAAAGCTTTTTATCCCCGCCGTGTTTTCCTTAAAAGCGGTATACATTCCATAGATAACAGCTATTACTGCGCCAACCGCCGCAACAACAACGCCAAAAGCAGCAGTTGTTGAGCCGAGTGTTCCTACTAATTTAACGAATGACCCTTTAATTGTATTAGCTACAACTGAAAGTAGTGACCCGCTAGACGTCAAACTTTTTATCGCTCCTGCTAGTTTAGCTACTTTTGAAAATACGCTACTAATAATATTAAAAGCTACAAATCCTGCGGCAACTTTTGCCAATAGTGGTGCCCACTCAATCAAAACAGGTATAAACTCTTTTATTTTCTGAATTAAATCAGAAAGTTTTTTCTGGAATTCTGGGCTTGCTGTTACTGCCGCAAACTGTTTGAATGCGTTTTTAGCAACGTCTAACGCCTGAATTATCGGACCTTTTAGGTTTTCTACGATATTCGCAAGACTCTTAACAGCTGCCGTTTTCATGTTCGCAAATGAACCGCTGATAGTGTTACCTGCTGTTTTTGCTAGACCTGCCATTTTAGCCGTGTTCCCAGCCATTCCTGTTGTTCCTTCTTCGATACCTTTTGTTAGCATTGCAATAGCTCTAGTTGATTCTAATGATCCCTCGGAAACATATTTCTTCATTTCTCCAACAGATTTACCAGTCGAATTCGCTAAAATTTGCCAAGCAGGAACACCCGCGTCAACTAAGCGGTTAATATCGTCTGCATAAGCAACACCAGACGCTTGTAATGCTGAGATAGCATCTGTCATCTGGTCAATTGATTCTGAACCATTTCCGACACCATAGGCAGCGTCAGCAATAGCGGTGAATACAGGTTTTACATTCGCCGCTTTCATGCCTGCCGCAACCATTTTTTTAGCGCCTAAAGCGACGGCATCGAGCGCAATTGGTGTACCATCGATAGCCGCTGTAAGGTCTGTCATAACTAGTTGCGCATCTTTTGCTGAACCAGTAAGGACTGTTAACGATTTAGTTGCAGTATCAATCGTATCAACTCGACCAATAGCGCTACCCACAACATTTTTAGTTGCTGCAATTAATCCGAACGCTGCTGCTAATCTGAGAATACTAAAGCGAGCTTGTTCGGCGGGCTTTTCAACTGAATTTTTAAGCGCTTCACGCATTCCGGCGCCTGCACCTTTCGCCGCCGCTTTCGCTGCGTTAAATCCGCTTACTAATCCACTTTTAATTAACGAACCAGTGCTTTTTGCAATATTCCCTAGGCCTTTTAATGCTGAAATACCAGCTTGGCCAGCCGCTTTAGCTCCGGATTTCACAGCGCTAAAGCCTGTTTTTAATGCTGATTTCACTGTTGTTCCTGTCGTTTTCGCCGCGCTTGCTACAGCGCTAAAAGCTGTTTTCATTGCGCTACTTACTGCTAACGCTGCTGATTTTGTAGCACTAGGAATAGCTTTCACAGCGCTAATAGTTCCTTTTACGCTCATATAAGCAGCAACTACCACCGCTTTGTAAGCTACTACGAAACTGTTTTTCACTGCTGTAGCCGCTGTTTTAGCAGCTCCTGGAATACTTTTAATAACTTTTACAGTAGTTTGAGCAAAAGAAATAGCAGCCGATTTAGCTGCTTGTAAACTACTTACTAATGCGGATTTAATACTGATTCCAGCGCTTTTAATTGCGCCGGGGATGGATTTAATGACATTAATTGATATTTTAACAGCTGACACAATACTACTTTGTACTGTCTTAGCAATTGAAAAGAAGCCGTTTTTGATATTAACTGCTGTGTTTTTGATACTCGTTCCAAGATTTTTAACCGCTGTAATAGATGCTTTAGCAGCGTTTACGAATCCAGTTTTTACAGTGGATGCAAGTTTAGATAGTGCCGCTTGTACATTAGAAGGTAACTCACGTATAAAGTTTAAACTAGCTTTTAAAGCATTTGAGCCTGCGTTTCCCATGCTTTTAAACGCATTAACAAATGTGTCTTTTAATCGTTTTGATTGACTAGCAATATCAGACACTGCTTCTCTGTATGCTTTATCTAATGCCGCCCCAGCGTTTGTTCCTGCTTTTGCCAAATCTTTTTCAAACGCATCAAGTTGTTTATCTGCTTTTTTATCGTCTAAACTAATCTCAATTACTACTGATCCATCGCTCATGTTCTCACCTCTAATCTTTTAACTTATATCTGTTTTTCAGTTTAATTAATTCGTTTCGTTCTTTTTCTGTTCCTTTCCCAGAAGGTAATTCCGCTTGCCTAATGCCGATTATCGTTTTAATTGTTGTATCATCACGCAAACTTTCTAACAATGCTCTAAACTTATACCAGTGCATTTTCCCTCGACTATCTAATAAATCAATATTGTAGTCTTGTAAAAAAGAAGCGTAGATATAATCCGCATCTTGCGTTAACGAATATGAAGCAATTTCTTCCGCATCGTCATTGTTGTTTGTAGCGCTTGGCATCTTGTTTCCGTCGATATCATAAAGCAGACCATCATCATTTTCTTTAACAATATAATTAGTGAAAATATCAATAAGTACCAGTGATTTTTCTTCAATATTCGCGTATTCGTCTTCCTCATTTGAACGTGGCCAAGGCATATCATCAGCAAAAAGCACATCAATTGCGAGGTTAGCTCTGAACACATCAGACAAACTATTATCTTCCGTTAAATCAATCACTCTTAGAACGTTGTCAAAAGCTAAATCGAGCTTATATTCTTTCCCTTCGTATTCGTAAATATCATTAACTCCAAAAGCGAGCGAAAGCATTTAAATCACTTCGCTTTTTTTGTCATTTTTGCTTTATATTTCTTTTGAATTTCATTTTGTTGTTTTTCTACTGAACCAACGATACTTTCTGCAACTTGATCGTATACTTGATACATTTTTAAAATATCTTTGCATTGCTTGTAACATTTAGAGAATGCTTCTTCGTCGTCTAATAAAACTGCATACGCTTCAGTTAAAGCTTCTTTAACATCTTCTTCTAAAGCAAAATAATCTTCTGAACTCATTTCGTCTGTATTATCAATGTTGTATTTATTTAACTTTTCCAGTTTCTTCTTGTACTTCTCATCTGCTTCAATCCATTTGCGGCGCATTTCATCACCTAAACCGACTCTAAACAGTTCCGTGCCAAGTTGAAACTCTTGATATGATTCTTCTAATTGAATATTGATTACATTATTTTGTGCCATGTATGATTTCCTCCAATTTAAAAGCCCCTACTATAAACGTAAGGGCTTCATTTATTAATCTGCTGCTTCTACTGTTACTTGTACTACTTTGTTGATAGAAGTACTTTCTTTAGATGCAACTGTTATGTTTGCTGTTCCTTCTGCTACGCCTTCACCTGTACCCACGCTATTGATTTTTGCCTTCGGTGGATTAGATGAAGTGTAAGTTACTTCTTGACTAGCTCCCACTGGCAATACAGAAGCATTAATAGTAAATGTTTCTCCTACTTTAACGGTAATTGTATTGTGGTCCACTTCGACGCTGGACGGGCTCTCCTCAGGGTTTTGTAACCGTAGGTGTTTCATCATAAGCGATGCGGCAACCAAACGCTGGGAATTCTGTAGCATCGCCGCCACCCGCGGAGCCTTTAATTTCCGAAACAGTCGCTTTACCGATAGCTGTTTCGGTATCTGGAATTTCGATTTTAAACATAATCCCGCGATTTTCTGGCGTTCTACGTTTAGCGACAATTAAGTTTTGTGCATCATCTTCACGATCGTGTGTCCCTTCAAATGTGTAAGCTTCTGAGTAACCTAGCACAACCGTTTTTTCGTTGCCATCACCGTCATAGTCGCCTTGCTCTTCCGTGTTGTCCGAACCATCGTCAGACACGTTTGTAATCCATTTGGATAGTCGTTTCCAATCCGGTTCACCTGCACCAGTAACAATTTCAGCAACAGAATATTTCGTTTTTGCGTTTTTAATTCTCATCTTTATTTTTCCTCACTTTCAATATATAATTTGATTTTGAAACTAGCGCTATAAATAAACGTTCCATCGTCACTAGCAGAAACGAGGTTCGGCACACTAGTTGTTTCTTTGTCTTCTAGCACAAAGCTGTTATTTAAGCTCTGAATGCTTTCTAATTCTGTGTTATCAAAATAAGCAGTAATAGCATTCAACACATTTAAAACTTTCATTTCTTGCTTGCTAGAGCCGTTTAGGTTAAAAGAAAAAGACCGCTCATAAGAGCCGTCTTGATAACCTTGTTTATCGTTATTTGGAGTCAGCAGCAAAGCGATTGACTCGGGTTTTAATATCGCTGTTCTTAATTTCATATCTTTTAAATCGACGTTGTTTTCGATAGCATCCATGACACTGTCCAAAAAATCTAATGACATTATAATCCCTCCTCAACCGCTTTTTGCGCTACTTCTATCCAACTTTCTAGCTTATCTACTTTTGCACGTTGGTCCCATTTAGGACCAGCTAACGGATGATGTGTGAGTGTGAAATTGAAGTTTATTCCGTTGTAGAGTCTCCGCGCATAAATAGATGTCCACATTATTTCTTTGTCGTTCATAATAACGTATTGATTTGATAAATCACCCTCCAAAAAGGGGACATAAGGTGCAATATCAGCGGCCGCTTGATTAATTAAAGCAAACTGACCTCTTTCTTTCGCCTTTTTTACGCTCCCTTTTGCTTTTGAGAGGTCCACACGTACTTTAATCGGCATCAAACCACCTCGATTTCCCAATGATACACGCTATTAGAAGTCGCATAGCAAGGTATAACTTTAACAATCTTATAAGCTTTTCCAGAGAAAAAAATTCTCGATCTACTTATAAAATCGTTTGGCATGTTCATGCTGTTCACCGCATCAATAAAAATAACCGCATCATATCTATCACTATCAGACAATCCCGCGATTTGATTTGATTTTGAGAAATCAACACGAACATGTTCAATCTCAATGCCTTTTTCATAAACGACTTGATTATGTCTATCTTCTTCTTTGTACGCTTCATAGCTAATGTTATGAATTAGCCAGTCAAGAGGTAACGGAGGGGCATTTGTTATCGGTTTTGCTACTTTCATTAGCGAACACCTACCCCGCTATAAAGCAAGCCTGTGGGAGCTAAATACGTCCTCACGTCGCTTCCAATCAGCCCGCTATTGAGTGATGTTGCAGTTGATGCAAAGTTACTATCACTAATAGAAGTTCTTCCGATGCTCACATTATCCGGCTTAGATACAGCTAGCTCACTTGTTCCGCCCGCCTCTTTGAAATACTCGATTTGGTTGCAAGTAGCTAACTGTATTTGATGCTGAATAAATTCACTGAATGACTCAATTCCGCTTTTTCGAATTCGATAAAATGTCACTGAATCGATTTTTCTTTCAGCGTGTTTTAACAATTTGTCAAATTCATCCTGTTCCAAATGCTCCCCAGCGTATTCATTAGTATAAAATTCCAGTGTTGTGT